CGTCGTTTGCGCCCTCGATGTAGAAGGTCGTGAAGTTGAGCGCAAGAAACGATGCCTGTAGCGCGAGGATCGTGTTGTCGCCTTCCGCGAAGGGGAAGTCGGCAGCAGAGCCAACCGCGCCGATTTCACCGCTGGCTTCCGGTCCGCCGAGGTTCATGCCGGTCACGTCATAGACCGTGGTCGGGAGAGCCGAGGTCGTCGCACTCGTGGTGTTGATCGCCGCGCCGCCCGGAGTTGCCGCCAACTCGAAGGTGTTGGTCGAAGTAGCGACCACGTAGTACACGGTGTTTTTCTTCAAGCCGGCCGGAACGTTTCCGCCAAGTTTCACCGCGCGGCCGTTGGCGAGCGTCGCGCCCACGGGCAGAGTGAACACGCCAGGGGAGGCGGACGTTCCCGTCACCCCGGTGTAGTTCACTACCGGAACAGACGTGCTCGGCTGGAACAGAATGTCCAGAATCTGACTGTCCTCCAGAGCGATGTACGGAGTAAGTCCGCCGGGCACTGCATCATTCGCGAACAGAATGTAGTGGTTGACGGTGTAGGCAGCGGTCGTCACGGTGCCGCCGGTCGTCGCGATCACGATGCCCGCAACTGCGTTCGCGAAGGTTGTTGCCAACCCGAACGAAGTGGCCGAAGTTGGAACCGCCCAATACTCTACGCCAGCGACCAGGGGCGCCGGAGGCGCAACGTTGGTCTGACCGGCCGGGGTATTCGCGGCGTCGAAGATGACTGTATCGCCGAGCACCAGTTTGTGCGTGGTGCCGGTGACAGCGCCGGTCACGGTCGTTACCGTGATGGCCCCTGTGACCGTGGCGATCGTCGCCGGGTACGCCAGGGAGCTGTAGTCAGAAAGCAGTGTGAAAGCGCGCATGTTTGATCTTCCTCAGATGTGTGGGGTTACGCGATGCTCAGAACAGCTTGCGCGTTGCGCTTGCCGGTCGTGAGTGCCGCCTTCGCCGTCAGCGCCCAATAGTGGACGTATCGGTCGTACACCCGAGGGGGCGTGCGAGAAATCATCCAATGGCCCTGAATTGGCCGCAGCTTCAGGAACTTCGTGGTCAGGAAGTAGCAGCGCTTGCTCCACGGGATCGCGGGCGCATCGAGCGCGTCGAGCACGGACATTACAGGGTCCCACTCGATTTCCTTGTTCTTGAAGTACAGGCCGGTCTTTGTGCCGTCGCCGACCGACGTGTCCATCGTGACGCCGCCCTTCATGGACTCTTTCACGAAGATCGTGCGGTTGATGGTGGACTTCGCATCGGTGCGGTACGCATCGAGGAATTCCTCACCACACAGGATCGTGTCGGGAGATGTGTTGCCGTAGCGCGAGCAGTCGCGCCATGCAACTTCCATCTGCTGCGACAGGTTGCCCGCCGTGGCAGTGGAGATGCCAGTGATGGCCGTATTCTGCCACCACGTGTAGATCGACTGGTCGAGACCGCCGACTACGAGCGAGACCGTCGGCGTGGTCGAGACCAGCGCATCGAGGCCCGGAATGTCGGTTGCCGCCTGCGAGCCGTCCCGGTGCAGCATGTAGTCGAAGTTTTCCTGAAAGCCGAGTTTCAGAGTCTCGCTGTTCTCCTGCAGCAGATTGGTGAGCTGCACCTTCTCTGCGTCGCTCGGAGTGCTCGACTTGTCATCGGTCATGATGATGCCGTTCTGCGCCAGCTCGTCCTCGTTGAGACCGAAACCGTCGTGGAACGCGCCCCAAGTGTACTTGGCCTGCTGCAGCGTGCGCTTGCGGTTGTAATTAACCTGCGTGTCGCCGAAGTAGGATTGGAAATTCGAGTCGTTGGAGTAGCGAAGCTGCTCAACAACGTACTGCAAGCCGCCCGCGTAGGGCTTCTTGTCTTTCATCAACAGCTTGAGTAGCGGCCGATTGATATTGATTTGGTCAATCGGGTCATTCTTCAGGAAGTAGTTGATCGCGGCATTGCCGGCGTAAGCCAACTGTTCGGTTGTGAAAGGCATGGATCGCTCCAGAATTGGTAAAGCAAAGGTTTGGAACCTTGGCCTTCTGGAGTGCGAGTCCCGATACGCCGCGCGGAGCGCGTCAGGGGGCAAGTCCTGAGTATTGCCCGAAGGTCAACAGTGGACAGCCTGCGCCTCGAAAAAAGTTTTGTCAAACTACTGCCGTGTGATCCACTTCACAATATCATGGTCGTTGCTGCGCTGGAGTTGCTGTGCCGGGCGCTTGCTCCGCATTCTGTTTCGCATCAGCGCTCGACTTCAACCCCATAGTTTTCATAAGCATTTGAATGAACTGCAGCTCTGGCGTGCCCGCACCTTGAGTCGCTTGTGAAATTGCATTGCCGAGCGGTTGCCCAGACATATCGCCTTGTGGCTCCGCGCTCGTGGGCGCGACGGTCTGCGCCATGTTGGGCGACGGCGGCAACGCGCCGGGCGCAATGAGTGCTCCCGTGTGCGGATCAATATATCTCTGAGGGCCGACGCCGACTGCTGGATATGGAGACGCCTGCTCCGCACTAGTTGGGCCAGCGTCTATAGAATTTGATCCACCAATGGTCACGAGCCTTCTCCTACACTCCGCTGTCGGAATGAAGTTTCAGTGCACGCGCGTTATCCTCATTCTGCAATTTGCGTATAAGCGCCGTGCAGTAATCAGATTCAGCGCACCCATTGAGGCTCACAATAGTCATTTTTCCGTCAGACGAAGCGAAGATGAACGCTTGCACGTGATCGTCCACCACAATAGCGATTACTTCGGTGTCGGTTACGTGAAGTCTGCTGAGATCGGCCGCGAGCACCAGCGCCGGGCCGAACATTAGAGTCGCAATCAACAGAAGTCGGGAAATCATCGGCGCCATCCGCGCGTGTGCTCAAAGCCAAGGTGAATGCAAGCAAACAGTAGGCCCGAGACTAGCACAACGCCGGCATAGAATACAAAGCTGTCATCGAGCAGGCCGTTGCGAATGTCCACGACCATAGCGCAGCCTAGAGCAGTCAGCGCAACCGACGATAGCCAGCAAAAGGCCACGAAGCTGACATGAATCCATCTAGCTCTGTTCGGAGAGCGCCGCATCCATTGCGTCCTTTGCGCCCGCGGCCGGCGAGCCCGCGTCGGGCTGCACTGCGGCCTGCGCAGCGGGGTTCTGGAGCGCCATCTTGTGTAAATGCAGCTCGACGTTACGCCGTTTCTTTCCGGTATCGTCGCTTGCCTCGCTGACTGAGGCTACGTGCGCGTGCGCCTGAAGGTGCAGCTTGTCGCCGACCTTCGGGAGCGTTTTCACGCCGAGTTTGTCGAGGGAATCATGGTCGAGTGAGACGTGCAGGCCATACGGAACGTCGTCAGAGTGGTTCGGGACACTCAAAGTGTCCCGAGCCTTTTTCTCTTTCGCCGTTCGCTTCATCGAAACCATTTTCATGGTCGATTGCCTACTTCGAGGTGAGCGCCTGTGCCGCAGCGGACGATGATGGCGCAGCGATTGTGTTCGCAGCGACAGCAGCGGCCAGCGGGGTTGCGGAAGCGTTGAGCGCAGTCACGAGGGCCGGGAGCGCCGCATCGTCACCGTCGGCAGCAGCAGCGACAGCAGCAGAGACCTGCGCAGCGATGCCCTGAATGACGACGAGAGCTGAGTTCTCGACGCTTTCGTTCTGCGCAGCCTGCGCCTGAAGCGCAGCAAAATTTGCGGTTGCCATTTTCTTTAACTCCTGAAGTTCGGATTCAATCCGGTCAAGTTGTGATTCGTCGCGCATGGTACACCTACTTGCCTAGCTCGGCCAGCGCAGCGTTGATTGCCTCGCCCATACTAGCAGGAGCACGGGCACCTCCGCCAGCAGGGTTGCGGGCTCGCAACGGTTGATTCACCGGAACCTGCGGACCGGCCGCACCATTTCGGCGCGCGGCGGCGAGCGCTGTACCAGCATTGCCAACCTTGGCGCGACTATACGCGGCCTGGAATTTCTCTTTCCACTCTTTCGGCGCGATACCCGCGAAGATCGGCTGCAGGATCGGCAGGATCATCGCCTTCTTCGCATAGTATTGCGGATCGGTTTTTATAAGCGACTGCTCCAGATCATTCAGATCCGAACGCGCTTTAGCCAACTCGCGCTCGGCAGCTTCCTTCGTCTGGTGCTGATCGCGAACGTAGGTCTCTACTTCGCCGCGAATGTTGTGCTGACGCCGCGTGAGCGCGAGCTGCTTCGCCCAATCCTTCGTCATCTGACCTTGAGCGACAGCCTGCTTCAGATCGTCGAAGCCGGTGAGCGGATCGCCTTGCGAGCGCTCTTTGCCCAGAACCCCGGCCAGTCGATCAGCCAAAGCATCGAGCAGTTCAAGCGCTTTGGCTTGCTGATCCACTTTGCCGCTGTTGAACAGCGACATGAAACTCAGTAGCTCGCCGTACTGCTCGGGCGTAGTGCCCGTCGCCTGCACGCCGCGAACAATGTAGTCGAGGTTCTGCTGCGTCTCCGCGAATTTTGTCTCGCCGTCTTTGTTGAGTTTGATAAGCGTCTGAATGCGCTCGCGAGTCTCTTTGCTCAGCTCGGGCGAAATAGGATCGTTTACGGGATCTGGCTTTTTCGGTTTCGCTCCCTTTTCGCCTGCAGGCTTATCACCCCCGGCGGCAGCGGCGGCGGCGGCGGCAGCAGCAGCTTCGCGCGTGGCCTTAGCCTCTGGTGTTTCATCTGCAGGGATTTCATCGTCAGGCTTAACCTCGCCAGCGCCCGGTTCATCCGTCGCTCCCGCATCATCCACTTCCACCGGCGGAGCAGCGTTCGGATCGGCGTCATCCAAATCCGTACTCGGATCGGCAGCAGGACCGTCTGTAGTTTCAACTGACTCTGAAGTCGTCTCAGCAGCACGAAATTTCTCCGGCGTCGCTTCGTCAACGGCGGCGCTTATCGCATCAGCGAGTGTGGGGGTTTTTTCTACCATACATCACCTTCAGTGTGGGGGAGGCATCGTAGCACCACCAGGGCCAGGTTGCTCACCGCCCGGCGGCGGCAGACCTTGCGGCGCAGCTTGACCACTCGGCGCGGTGCTCAGTGCGCCCGGCGGTGGACCGCCCGGCCCGCCCGGTGCACCAGGCGGCGGCTGATTCAATGCGGCCAGTGTTGTCTGATCCATCTTCACAGTCGGTGCGACGAGCGCGGCGCTCGTGGCCGGATCGAGTACGCCCTTGAGCTGCACCTTCACATCGGCCGGCGGCGCGCGAGGCGGCGCACCCGAACCCGGTGAGCCCGGAGGCGCCTGAGTGGGCAGGAAGCGTTCAACATCGGTCGTGTCGCCCATACGCAGCATCGTCTCTTTCACCAATTCCTCAAGCGCCTTCGCAAGCGGAATGTTGCCGGTCGCGTACGCAGTGATGATGTTGCCGATGATCTTCTCAATCAACGGGAGCACAACACTCCACGCGGCCTGATCGGTCTGCTGCTTCGGCTTGCCAGTCGAGCCGGCTTCAATCGTAACTTCGACGAGTGTGAACAAATCTTCAACGTCCATACCCGGCGTGCCCTTCTCGTGGTTGGGACCGGGCCAGAACGCATTGGGGCCAGCCATGCGCTGCACGAACTTAATCGGCAAGCACTGCAGCGCCTGCTCGGCCGTGTAGATCGCAAGATCAATCAGCATCCACTCCAACTGATCGCGGTCAGCGGTTGTGCGAGCACTCGTGCCCGACTGCTCGATGTTTGCTTCAGTCGCTGTCTTGGGCGTCCCACCGCGTTGGATCGCACTCTGCAGTGCTTCCTGCACTCCCGATATGCGCTCCATGTCCGACATGATCGGGGAGGTGTCGTACAGCCGGGGATCGATTGGGCTCACTGGCTTTGCAGCAAAGAGGTTCGCCATAGGGGTTGCCGGATCGTTTGGTCGCAGCGGCACGTACTCCTGCAGCGCAGCTTCCTTCAGCTTCTTCGCTTCCTCCGCGTCCAGCATAGTTGCGTTGAACAGCGTAGCCGGAATCGCACGCTCGCGTGAGAGCCGAAAGTTGGAGCGTGTACAGGAAAACTCGTCCTGCAGCTTGAAAAGCCTCCACGATAGAGATTGTGGATGGCGAGCGCCGTCGGTCTCGAAGAAAGCTGTGTAGAAGTATGGATAGAAACGTGCAGTTGGGTACGGGGGCGAATAAGGTTCCACTGCCCATTTGTTGACTCCTGCGATCATCGTGCGAATCTGTTTGTCGCGCCGGTCCCACTGCTCAATCACACGCAGGAACGGACACGCATCTGCATCAGAGCTGGAGGCGGTGTACATCTCTGCACTTTCCGCCGTCATCTGCTCGGACGCGGACGAAACAGAATCGTCCTCGCCCTTGTTCAATTCTTTCGGCGTGCGCTGGTAGTACAGCGTCGCGCTCTTAATGTCCTCGACCGTGAGGCGTTTAAAGCGCTCAAGCGCATCATCTTTCTCGACGAAGATTTCATTCCCGATCCAATTGGCGTCCAGATAATCCTCGATGTTTTCCACATCGAGCGAGACCTGAATCGACTCCGCCTTCACGAAGTCTATCGCCATAGCGCGCTTGACCTTTAACTCAACCTTATCGTGCAGCTCGTCGATAAGTGCTTCCGTTTCTTCCCTCTGGGCGTCCACTTCAGTGGGGTCGCCATTGGAATCCTCCAGAATTTTTCGCTGCGCATCGAGACGGGCCAGCGTCTCGACGTGATCGTTCATCGCCGTTTCCATCTCGGGCTGCGGTTCCTTCTCGGCAACCATCGTCGCCTTGATCCAACCTTCGGAGACGGACAGCACTGAGCGCACAACCTTGCGGCATTTGCGTCTTAGCGACGCGCCCTTCCACAACTTCGAGATGACGATTTCCAGCGTCTTGGCGAAGTCTTCCATCGGGAGTGTGTTGTCCTCCACGACCTGTGCGGCTTTCTTGACGCTCACGTCCGGGTCGCGTGCATAGAGCAGCGACGTGAGAATGTCGATAAAGGCGCCTATGTTGTTGGTGGAGACCGCCCATCGAAGATCGTGTGTGCCACTCGCATACTTACGGTCGCGCGCGATCTGCTTGCGATGGTTCTCGTCGAACTTGCGCCCGGTCTCGTATTCTTTCCAGCGCTTTTTAACGAGCGCTTCCTCGCCGGGGTCAACCTTATCTGAAGCGGTATTTTTATCTTGACCTGTTGGCGCCTGACTGTCGGACGCATTATCGCTCTGCGTAGAGCCCGCAGTATCGTCCTGATCTTCGTCATTTATCGCCACGATGGAGTAACCAGACAAACAGCCAAATAAAACCGATGCCTAGCAGGCATCCGATCAACTCGGCCACATCTGTCCGCATACGTCAAAGCACGAAATGCACGAAGGCGTTGGCAAGAAAGCCGAGCGCAAAAGCGCCAATGACGATCGCCGACAGCTTGCCCCAATTGGAGCGCACGAAACCGTACTCGGTCTCGACTGTGGTGAGATCGCCTTTCGCGGCTGTTTCAAGAGTGGAGAGCGTGACCATAGTTAAACCCCTTTGGTGAATCGAGTAGCCGCTGCCGGCGCAGGCTTTGTGCTCACGACGAGCGGCTGGTGCGCGACGGGCGCAATGATTTTGGTTGGCGGACCGCGCGTGTAGCGGCTCACGCTTGAATGCGCGGGCGCCAGTGCTGGCGTGGTCGGCCCCACGATAGTTGAGCGCAGCGCGGCCACGGCGGGACGAGTCATCGGCACGTAAGCGGGTTTCGTAGGGACCACGGCGGGCACCTTCGCGGCCGGCGCGGGCGCAGGCAGTGGCGCGGGAGCCGGTGTGGGCGCCGCATTGATTGCTGGAGCTGGCGCATCTTCTGCACGCCAAGCTGCGACCTTCGTATCCTCTGCGGCGGTGAACTGTTTTTCGTCCGCTGCAAGCTGAGCTACCTGCGCGATGTTCAATGGCGCCGGGGCCGCTGTAGCTGCAGGCGGCGCCGCGGCAGTTGTCGCTGCAGTCGAAGCTGGCGCTAACCCGGTCTTTTCACCAGGCGTAGCTTCCGGCCACTTGCCGGAATACTCTGGAGTGTCTTTGTCAGCCATTCGATGTGTACCTCACCTTCGCTTTGTCAGAGCCGCCTTTCCATTCAACCCAAGCCGCCGAATAGGGTATCAGCAAAGGTTTGGAAGGCGCAACTGTCTCGTGGGCCTCGACCATCTGGTCAATCATTCGCCCGATAAGCCCGCACACGTCGGCCTTGTCGTCGAACTTTGCTCCAGGGAAACCAACGAGTTGATCCAACACGGCGTAGCCCCAATCATTTCGCGGCAGATGAACGCTTCCCGCCATCGCCCGTGCATGGAACGATTGCAGTTTCGTTTCCTTGTTCTGGATCGACGGTAGCACTTCGATGGCGACATACTTCTGCGTCTCGCGCATCCGGCGCCGGATCGCGGGGCCAATGGCCTTGTCGATCAAGCCGCCTTCGTTGGCCCACTTCGCCGGCTTCCAAATCCCAACCTTCGCGATGAAGGCATCAATGGTCACGTCAGTTTCTTTCTGTCCGCTCCACCAATCCGCCGCCCATAGATCGCCTTTGGTGTCCATGCCGAACACGCCGTGCTCGGTGAAATCTCCACGGTCACTTAAGGTTGCATAGTCTGAGGCGCCGTAGAAGCGCAAATCTTTGGGAAGCGCATCTTCGTCGCCGCGCGCCATGTGTGGGTTGTACATCGCTGCTTCGAGAATCGCTCGGTTGAATTGGATGCCAATATCGGGTGCCGGTCGCTGCTGATACAAAGCTGACCATGTTCGCCGGGCGCGCGGGTTGTTGCGCCACTGCAGCCAGTGCTCGGTCGGGAAATACTCGGGCCATAGAAACTCTCCCGCCTTGCGGCCGAGCGGATCGTCCGCACGTTCCGCTTCGGCCGGGATACAAAGCACTTCCCACACATTGCCGTCGCGGCAGAGAATCAACCCAGACTCGCCGGCATATCCGGCGGGCAGTATAGAACCAGCAAGGTCGTCCTCATGCCAACGAGTCTGAATCAAAATAATCCACATGTTTGGCTTCGCGCGAGTCGTCGCCGTGTCAACGAATTCCTCGTAGGTCTTTGTGCGGATCGTGGACGAGTCCGCCTGCTCGCGGTTCTGCACTGGGTCGTCGATCATCAACCCATCCGCACGGTTGCCAGTGATGCCGGCTAGCAGACCGGCGGACAGGAAGCTAGACCCATTGGTCAAGCTCCAGTCATCTATGGCACGTTGATCGTCCAGAAGCAAGGGGTGCTCGGGCCAGATCGCGGAGTAGTCCACGTCGCGGCAGATCGCGCGCACGCGGCGCGATTGTTTGGCCGCGATTGGCGAGGCATAGGATGTGTAGATGATGGCGCTGTCGGGGAACTTGCCCATGTACCACGCGGACGCAGCGCACGCATACGTGGACTTCGCCGCGCCCGGCGGCTCGAAGATCATTGCCCTGCCGCGTGGCTTCAACATCGCGCGCTGCATCACCGCCATTGTGAGCGCGTGGTGAAGCGCAACACGAGTCTCGATTGGTTTGAACGCCCACCTAACGCGCTCGACCGGATCGACTAAACGCCGGGTAGCCGGGTCCTCCGCGTCGAGCGTTGCGCTAAGTGGGACGCCAGGCAGCTCCATTGATTGAGAGAAGT